CTTTCTATCAAGGATTACTGGTAAAGAGCTTGTCTCCGTTCGACTTAACGTCGACGGTTTTTCTGCTCTATCCACATACCCCCATCTGTTTAACAGTGGTCTGTATGTGTGCGATAAGGTATTAAAAGTATAACTTTTAATAGTCTGTCCAAGGCTCAAGCTGGGACTACAATTAAGTAGCCATGCTCTATCTTGTATATAAGTCCAGCTGTTGCTGGCCTTCAGGAGGGCATCGTGAGGTTTATCCTCGACGAGAATGGTCGTCGGAAGACGCGTCATCTCGTTAAGCCTAACATCTTGACCTAGGTGCTGCTGAATTTCAGCAATACCAAGGAGGTCTAACACTTTCGTGTTTGCTTCAAGAATGCTATTCTTAAGTGCCACAAAGTCTCCAACCTTCGAGTCCACCCCGTGAGGGATGTTCCTGTGAAAGTCTTCAACCGACTCAAGCATCGATCGCTTCTGCAATAGATCAGTATTTAGCTGTTCTATATAGCAGGAGTAACTCATGCCCAAGGGGATAAGACCAAGTCCCCCAACGTATGAAGGCAGGTAACACTTCAAGGCCATGCCTTGTTGCGTACTGTCCAAATACTGGTAAGCCCGCGGCCCGTAGAACGCCATCGTTCGTACTACACGGTCAGTCTTATCTAGTAGTTTAATCTTGATAGAGGGGATGATACCCTTCTTCTTCGATATAAACTTACCAAGGAATTCTGCATAATCTGCAGAAATGACACTCTTAGCGTGGTTGATTTCAACTCCGCAAAGTTTTGTCATAAATTCCTGATAAGCCAGTGTAAGAGAGCTATTAGCGATGACAACGTCATCGCCTATAACTCGCCATAATCTAGTCCGCTCGAGATCGAGTGAGTCTAAGATTACTGCATGGCTAACCGTTGCCAAGTGGAAGGAGGGTCCGTAACCTAACGGCTGCCCCACTGACCATTGCAACGTCCGCTTTTCCTGCGGAAAGTACCAGTTCTTCTTCATGACTAGCCTAAAGGCTGCCATGTCGAAAGGATTGGCTACCCCCTCTTGGTGCAATTGCTCGAGTATAACCTCTTGCAGGACCAATGGGAATCGGTCTGTGAAGGAAGTGCAGTCATATGAATATACTGTGCGACCCTCACATAGCCACTGGTGTACGTCCGAACGACCAGAATCCTGGTCGGCGGTCCGTATTTCAGGGTATCGCCTCTTAGTGTAAGCGAATAGCTTATCCTTGAGCGGGTCCCCGAGGACTTGTATGGAGAGGATTGGATTCGCAATCCATCTCACCTTACAACCTACCTCTTGAAGTGTGGCTATCGTCCCAGCTGGGAACGTAGTCCTCTCTTCATCTACATCGATGTACGGGTAGTTATTCACTCCCAATAGTCGATAAGATACTTCGGTCGGAAATTCCTTCCAAAGTTGGTTGAGCTGAGAATCGTGAGTATAATACTCCTCGAAACGGAAGCAATCAACCTCCTGCCTGGTCTTCGAGTACTGGTACAACCAGTTTTTACCCGAGGCCAAGAAGCAGGGACCTGACTTAGTTTCCCCTATGTAATCCACAAGGGTCCTACTGGTCAAGCCTATCTCGGTGAGTCGTAATCTTTCTCTCCGAGTCGTGGGTCTTACTCTGAAAGTTTGAATCCTTTCGAGTAAGTTCTCCAACGGAACAGTTGGGGGCGATGTTATCGCTTTATCCATCTTATCTCGTTGCGAGTCCGAAAGGTGCTTGAGCTGAATAAGCTCGTACATCTTTAGGAAAGACCGTGCCAACTTTAGGTTGGACTCGGCCTGCATAAAGACAGTATGAATGAGGTAATCGTTAAAGATTACTCGTCCTTTCCTGTTCTTTCTAGTCTTCCATCCTAGTGGCACCTTGTAGTGTTCACCGGAGATGAGAGACTCCACCATGGACTCATTAAGAGCTTTTAACCTCTTGACTGTCCATTCTGGGCCACTTTCATGGTACCATCTCTCAACCAGAGAGGCTATGCGCCTCGACTGATTTGCTGAGATACCAATTGCCAGTAAATGCTGGCGAACCCGTCTGAATATAAGAGCAAGCTCTTCTATTTTTGACACGACCTACCTCCTAACGGATTTGGGTTTCAGGGACCAACAGATTGTTGGTTAGAACAGAACTACCCCTCTTTGGAGG